TTACTATACCTGTATCTGTCATTTGTATCCCTCCATATAACTATTTAATCTATATAAAACATTAAGAACATAATCTTATCTTGCTACAGCATTTTAAAGAATTACTAAACACTAAGAAAATACTATATAAAATCATAACCAATTCAAAGTCAAATGCTCAAAAGACTTAGAAGGACTATTTAGAAACTTATGAACAATAACTTTCATATTAGCATTACCCAAATCCCTAGATAAATATCTCATTCCTTCATCAGTCTTGTATAGGTAACTCTCTCTTTGTATCCTGTCAATACGTTCAATCCCTCTACCTAAGCCCTTATTCAACTTAAACTCTTTCTTATGTTTCCCTAATCTCCCACTTTTGATTAGAGAACGCTTATAGCTCTTAGTCATTATTAATCACCTTATGGTTATTGATTAGAAAAAGGGGGGATTATATTCAAATCCCCCACAAATGCCTTAACTTACTCTACTATCGCTTCTGCTTCTGGTTCAAGTTCTGCTTCAGGTTCTACTATAGACCCGAAGTTACTCTGTCCTGCTATGATTAAATCTCTACCAAATGCTTTAGATTTAGCAAAGATTCTACTCCTAACAAGTTCATCCTTTACATTATTACCGTTAAGAATGTTCCTAACTGCTCCAATGTATTGTTCTTCCTTGTCAGAAAGTTCTTTCTCATAGTCAGGCAAAACGCTTTCTACTACTTCGTTCTGATTCATAGTGTTCGCCTCCTATTAGTTTTATAGCTCTATCTCCTTGATCCAGGATCTAACTGGTTTCAAAGCATTAATTTACGATTTTCGTATTTTGCCCATAGGTCAATCTATGTTTTTGTTACGTAATTCGTTTTAATTCCATCTACATTTCTGTAAAAGCTCAAAGAATTCCAAATCTGTCATATGTATCACTCTCCTGCCTTATTGGTATTTTAACCCAATTAAGACCATAATGGAAAGGTTCAGGGTTAGAGTTGCCTCTAAGCCTTAAACCCCCAAAGAAAAAATCTTTTAGAGCTGTCGCTAGAACTTCTTAGTCTTTCAGCCTTTCAGCCTTATAACTAAGTAGAAGTTGTATCCCCTATTCTTGTGTACTGCTATCGCTCTCGCTTTCTAATATATGCTCACTTGCGATAGACTAACTACTTGATCAAGGATCAAATAGTGTTTACACTATCTCGGGTAGGTTGTTCGTTACCAACGGCACATTATAATTAACTAGCATCTTGCTGTCGCTATGTTAACCTATACTTAATCCTTATCGGACGTTAGTCCGTATGGTTATGTTTCTTCTCCCATGCCTACCCATAACTCAACATAGTGGGAATTCTTTCATTAACTCCATATACCAATAATACCATAGAGTATATAAGTATTATGGTTATATAGAATATATTATATACTAATATACTATTATCTATACTACTATACTCCTCGGGGTTTGTGCCTGTCGCTATTGTCGTTAGTGTCGCTTATTTTCTCTAGAACCCTTATTAAAATAGTTGTTGTCTCTGAGCAGTAGTGACAAATAGTATAGAAGTATACCAGTACCCCAATAGCCATAATGGGTTCCCAATATACCAAATCGTATATTCATATTTAAGTATAGTCATGTAGTTATGGCCCATATAGTTTTTTCCACCTTTCTATTCTTAATCCGCCCCTGGTATGGTATTTCGTATATTTCTTATAGTTACTTTTATATATTCCTTCTTCTTTTTGTATTTTTATCTATTATGGATGGAGGAATGAAGAATGGTAAACTATAAAGATGATGAGAAAGAGGAAGCTTTGGAGAAGAAATTTTGTGATCAGCTTGATAAAGATAATAAGACCTTGGGTTATGATGGTGTTACTCATAGTGCCAATCATGTTTTCGGTTTGGTTATTAAGTTCAAGCATGGCCAGGCTTTGAAGATGAATTTTTTCAATCGTGAGAAATCTTGGTTGATTGGCCTTTTCCATGGTTATATAGATCACCCTAATACTGTCCCTGCCGGCAATACGAATTGTATTTTTTTACGCAATTATTCTGGTGATATTGTTCATTTACCTTTAAAGAGTATCCAACATATTGAATGCCGTAAGATTAATATTGTAAGTTTAGATTATAATAAGTATTGGTGTGATGATTATATTGTGAAGTGTTGATTTCGTATATTTTTCTTAAAATAATAGAAAGATTAATATACTATTTTTTTTTCTTTTCTTCTATGAAGTGGGTAGTTGAATGTTTGGGTAATGGGAAGGTGTTGGTAAATGGTACCAATATCCATGATCTTGACTCTTTCGTGTGCTGTCTTCGTGATGAGGATAAACGCCTTTTACGTTGTCTCGGTGTTGGTTATAATGGCGATTAATTTCCTTCGTTGTTCTGTTTCACAGAAAAGTTTATATAGTAGTTATATTGATAATACCACTATGCTAAAAATATCTTTGTTCATGTTGATGGGTTTATTAATTTTATCTTGTGTTAGCTTGTTTAATTGTTACCGGAACTTTTGTCGATCTGTCCATGTAAATTTGAATCATTCCCGTACTCCTAACCAGGCCAGCGTAGATTCTTTAACGAATTTGGTTGTTCAATGTTTTTTGGTCTTGTTCATTTTCATTATTATGGTTTTAGTTTTTTCAGGATATTGATATCTCCTCCAGTGTTATAAACATTATACTGCTTAACCGCGGGGAGTGTTTTGGGGCGTCCACTCCTAACAATAAAAGCCCCTCTTTTTCAAAATTCAATAATCTAGAGGTGATTACTGTTGGAAGAATCAAATACTGTGTGTCCCGGTTGTGGTGAACGTATGATTTTGTCTGATGACGGTTATGATGAATATTGTCCAACTTGCGGCGTTTATGAAGAAGTTGAAGATTAGTTAACTGTTACCCTGTCTTCCTTTGTTCACTACTCCGTGATGGGGGTATATATTGATATTATATGGATGTTAAATTTTTTTAGCGTAAAGTATTTTATGAGGTGAATAGATAATGGAAAAGAATGAATATGTTATTAACGGTAAAGTTTATCCTGGTGCATTAATAGATTCCTTATGCGAGGTTGATATAGTATGACTACTGAACTGTTGGGTAATATTTTGGTTTATAATGATACTGCCGGCGTTGGTTATGACATTGATTATGTCCTTGTCAATGGTAAAACTCTTATTGTTGCTGACGAGATTTATGATGGTGATTTCTGATGGAAGAACAAATCGGGTTGTCCGGTGCTAGCGAAAGTTATCCTGAACCTGAAGATCCCGAGTTAAGACCTGTCGGTGCACAACCTGTCCCTCTGTCTGATACAGATGTTGAACAACCTGTTATGCCTGTTGACGGTGTTCATGTTTCAAAACGTAAAGCTCAAGAAATATTTGACGAGCTTATTAAGGTTGAGAATGTTTTCAAAGACGTTTTCCGTGAATCATTATATATCAATACTGCTAAGGTCAAGAAAGGTGGCACGTCAGGTTACATCTATGTCCCGAAACATTATATTGGTCATGCAGTAACAGTCATAATTTGGGATAAGCCTGTGTTAGAACAATGAGAAAACGTGAAGAGATTTTACAAGGCATGGATGAAGGTTTGTTCATTGACCGTTGCGGTCTTGATTTAAAATTTTGGTGTGAACGTGTTTTCGGTTTTGAGGTTAAAGATTTCCATTTAGAATGGATGGACCTTGTGAACAATAATCGTTTCGTCGCATTACAAGCTTTCCGTGGATCAGGCAAAACTACTATCCTCGGCGTTGTATATCCTTTATGGTTATGTTATTATCGTCCCGGTACACATGTTCTTTTCACTGCTTCCGAGCTTGGTCAAGCTACAAAAATCCTTGACGAAGTTAAAGATACTATTGAGAACAATGAATTTCTTAAAGATCTTATGCCGCCACATCCTTCTACGTGGCGTCAGACACAACTTAAAATGACTAACCGTAGCATGATATTCTGTAAAGCTTATACTAGACATATTAAAGGTGTGCATGTAAATTATTGTTTTTGTGATGAGGTCCAAGATTGTATTGACCGTGAAGTATTCAATAAAGCTATTGCTCCTACTGTTAATAAGAAACGTGGTCATCTTATTGGCGTTGGCGCTCCTGATAACCCTGGCGATCTTTTAGAAGAACTGTTTAATCGTCCTGGTTATATTAGTAAGAAGTATCCTGTTTTGATCAAGCCCGGTGTTAGTCGATGGCCTGAATCATTCTCTATTGAAGATATTGAAGCTATCAGGAAACGTGATGGTGAAGCCTCTTTCCAAACACAATATATGCTTAATGCTAAAGCTGAACGTGAAGGTGCAGTGTTCCCTTTAGCTTGGGTTGATAATTGTTTTTCTTTTGATGAACGTTTTGGCGAGAAAAAATTTGATAAGAGCACTTGCGTTATTGGCGCAGATTTCGCTATAGCTCAAGGTCCTCGAGCAGATTTCGACGCTTACGTTGTTCTTGAGAAAGTGTCTGGTAGATCAATCTTACGTTATGCTGAACGGCATAAAGGTTTCCCCAAAGATGCAAAAGAGCAAAGGTTGAAAGATTTGTATCTTCGTTACAATGCTACTAAGATTATTCTTGACCCATCTCATATCGGTGAAGCTATCTTACAAGATCTTCGTAATGAAGGTATCCCTGTTACTGAAGGTGAGTTCCATGCAAAATCTCGGCATAAGCTTCTGGTCAATTTACAGATGATGATGCAACCTGATAAAAACGGTAACAGTGAATTGATCATTCCCCGTGACCCTGAAGACAGTGCAGGTCTAACTTTTACTAATAAACTTATTGAGGAAATGATCGGGTTCAAAGAAGAGAAATCTCCGACGACAGGGATGACATCTTACGTGTCTCATGCACAGCATGATGATACCGTGATGGCTCTTGCTTTAGCATGTAAAGCTGCAGCTGACCAACGTGAATTTTTGGACATGGTAGCTATGTAAAACGAAACCTTTAAATAGTTCTAGATTTATTATTGCTGGATATACGTAAAATGGCTGGTGAGGAAAAAAAACAGAAAAGATTTGAGTATTTAAAAAAGCTCAAAGAGAAGTTCACACCTTCTGTAAAGTATGTTATGAAATTTCTTTTTGTTGTTTTTGTTTACGGTCTTATGCTTTGTTTCGTGCTCGCTCAATTATTCAAATTTCATTTTAGCATTAGGAATATTGTAGCTTTAGGTTTGTGTGCTTATTTTATAAAATCTGAGCTTCCCAGTATAGTTACATCTTGTCTTCCTCAAACCCCACGATAACTCTTGATGCGATAATTTTTAAATTATAGAGGTGTTTACATTGGCACTACAACCAATATCTGACGTATTTTTATCTGAGAATCCTGTTATAGCTATAGGAGAATCTGGCGACCCTGAAACAAAAAAGCTTACACCAACAATGAAACGTGTTCCTGCTGTTGAGCTGGAACTGACTTATATGTATAATCCTATTGTGTTCAATAGTATTAATAAGAATGTGCAAACTATCATGTCTGCTAAACATGAGCTTGTTTGTAAAGATAAAAGGGCCTTAGATTATTTCAATAACTTCTTAGCAAAACTTGGTAGTAGTGGAGCACGGATTACTTGGGACGAATTATTATCCATAATTTTCAAACAGCAATGTATCTATGGAAAAGCTTTCGTTGAAAACATATTTAATGTTAAACATAACCGGATAGTTGATTGGGATTATATAGATCCTAAGACTATGGATTATGCTAAAGATTCTAACGGTAACATTGTTGTTGATAAATGGGGAAACCCAAAAGGTTACTTCCAAATTCTTCCTAGCAGTGGTTTTAGGTATATTGACCATACTAATAATCCTACATTACCGAAAGGTATTGCAGCACCAGGTAATGGTGCCTCATGGACTTTTCTTGACCCTGATCGTGTTGCTCAAATAAAATTGTATGTTGTGGGTAGCGGGTTTTATCCGTTAGGGATCATTGAACCTATCTATAAAAATTCATTAAGGAAAATGAATATGGAAGATGCTGCAGCTAATGCTGCATATCGTCGTGGGTTCCCGATTTATTGGGCACAGCTTGGAGATCTTAACCATGAACCTACACCAAATCAAATCCAGAGTTTCCTTGAGAAACTTAAAAATCTTACCAACAGGTCTGAGATTTCAACCCCGTATTATTATAATCTTCATATGTTAGAAAGTAAAGGTGCTGACAAAATTGAAGATCAACTTTCTTATTATACTGCTCAGGAAATAGCTGGTATGGGTATTCCACAGTTTTTTGCTACTGGCGGTGCTGAAAGTGCGAATCGT